AAGTCGGCGCATCTGCTGTGCGTAGTCTAAAACTTCGTCAGCGGATATGTTCCATTGGTCTGCCAAACTGTTTACCGAAATCATACGTCGTGTAACATTGCCATTTACAACATTTGCTAAAAAACTAATTTGCTCGTTATCGTCAGCATGAATTAAAGCGCATTTAATTTTGGGGGTGTACTGATAATAACCGCATAGCTGTACCAAGTCAGCTTTTATATTGTTCCTGATTAGTTCATTTTCTATAGACTTCCAAGCCAATGTATACGAAAGCGGGCGTGAAGAAAAGCAATCCACTTGTATTTCATCTACATTCAGTCCCCAATCCCCAAAATCGGGTGAAACATGAATTGAAAAAAGGCAGTCATTATTGTTAGGCAGCTCATCTATTTGCATATCATAAATGGTGATTTTTAACTTGTTCGACCACTCAATGGAAACATAGAAGTCGGCTGAATCCTTTTCCACAGTTTGAAAATCAAACTTATCGGAAAGAGTGGCAAAATATTCATGTGATGTCGGTGAAATTTTTACTATGTTGTTTTGAAGTTTGCTTATAGCAAGTTTTGCTTTCTCTTGATACTGTTTTGTCAACAACCGTTTCCGCTTTCTGAATCCAAGTTCCTCAGATTCATTAAGGTAGGGAATGTCAAAACCGAAATCTGTACTGAAAACTTGATTCCTAATAGACAGCGCAAGGATTCTTGCTAACTGCGGCGGTACAGCGTTTCCAATTTGGTGAAGCTGCGTTTGTTTGTTCCAACTTAGCTCATATTTGTCGGGAAAAGTCTGTAACCTTTTATGTTCTGCGATTGAGAAACTTCTATTATTCCAATGGAATGGTCCGGTATATTGACCGCCTTGTGCTTTTATCGTTCTGACAGGAGTGCATGGGTCTGCTTTGTACAGAAAATCAGAAAACTTGGAACGCCATGCAAACACAGGATTAGGGTGTCCCATTTGTTCAGTGTAAAAACTGTAATTCAGTCCGGGGGGAATATCATTTAGCAGATGCCCATATCTACCGTTAAGCCCTTCCTCAGCCTCTTTATCTGTAAGACGAACAGATGAAATTGCTTGTTCCGCCGAATAATATTTTATTTGGGGTGAATCGGGGCCATGTGTTGGCCGAGGAAATAAATACGAACCTTCCTTTAATCCGATAATGAACAAGCGTTCTCTGTGTTGTGGCACTCCATAATCCGCAGCATCTAAAATCCTATAAAATAATTTATAGCCGGTATTGGAAAATTCGTTCAGAATTTCTTGCCATGCTGAACCGTTTTGTGCGCCGGTTATGCCGTAAACATTTTCAAACAAGAAACCTCTTGGCTCAAGCTTGCTTATTAAACGCGCATATTCTTTGTACAGAACCCCTTTGTCGCCGGTTGTACCCAATACTCCGTTTGCTCTGCGCCCTGCCGCACTAAATGTTTGACATGGAGAGCCACCAATAATGAAATCAATTTGCGGTAAGTCGCTTGGTATGTATTCTCTTATGTCTATGCAATTAACCTTTTCATGGGAAAATGTTTTTCCTTTTCCGCTATTGAGCAGCAAAGTATCGCAAAATTTGCGCTCAATTTCTACACATTCTAAAATATTGAATCCTGCATCATTAAAGCCTATGTCTAATCCGCCTGCACCGGAAAATAAACTCAAAGTCGGTATGGGCGCTTCATTTTTCAGAAAGCTAATTAAGCCTTGACCAAAACAGTCAGGCCAAGCAGATTGACTTGAATCACATTCAAACGTAAAACACATTTCTTGAAAAGCGTCATGTTTTTTTGCTAAAAAAGAATCATCTGACAGCGACATTTGCATATCTGAATTGTGCTGATTGTCAGTCACAATATTTGATTTTATTGATATGCTTCCAGCAGCCATAGCCATACCTCACTCTGCGTTTTGAATATGCTCTCCAACTTAAAATTAAAATCAAAAAGCCTCGAATCCATTGCAATTCAAGGCTTTTCACTGGCGGAGACGAAGGGATTTGAACCCTTGCACGCTTTAACACGCCTACTCCCTTAGCAGGGGAGCCCCTTATAGCCACTTGGGTACGTCTCCATAATTTGCAGCGAATTTTTGATTTTTTGTGTCCTTTAACGCCCTTTATGAAATTTTTTTGATAATGTCCTTTATCTTATCATCGAACTGCATAGCGTGTTTATGCTCCATGAGGTTAGTAATATGTGCATAGCGTTCTGTAATCTTCACGGAACTGTGAGCCACTCTTTTAGACGTTGCTACAATGTTCTGACTTGCCGCTATATCGTAAGTAACAAATGAATGTCTTAAGCAGTGAAAGTAACTTTCAGGGTATCCGATGGAAGTTACTATTTTTTTGTATTCCCTGCTTACTGATACATGCTTTAGGGGTGAACCCAGCTCATCTGTAAAACACAAGTTTAACTTATTGCGCCATGCAGATCCTGCGTTCTTTTGCCATTTTTGCTGTTTTGCCTTTTGCTCTTTGAGTGCAAGCATATCAGTTTCAGAAAGTACATGATGGCTCTTTTTGCTTCTCTTGGTTGGTTCAAGCGTGCCTGTGCGCTGTAGTTGTTTATTTATATGAACTGTGCCATTATCAAAATCAACATCGTCCCACGTTATACCTATGAGTTCACCTTGTCTAGCACCGCAATATAAAGCGAGAATATACAGGTTTTTGTATTTGTGTTCCGCTGTAGCTTTCCAAAAAAGAGCAACGGCATTTTCATCTAAAGGCTGTATTTCTTTTTCCTGCACTGTTGGCAATTCGTCAGTATCCACCATGTCACAGGGGTTGCCTTTTCGTAGCTTCTTTTTGGTGACAGCCTTTTTTAAAGAGGACTTCAATACTGTGTAGTGCAAGTTTACAGTTGACGGAGATAATCCGGCTTCTACCTGCTCTCTGATAAATTGCTCTATGCGCTCCGCTGTGAGCCGTGACAGTCTCATATCGCCAAGAGTGGGTATCAAGTGATTAGTGCAAATGCTTGTATAATTTTCGACTGTGCGAGGCTTTTGCTTTTTGAGGTGTACAGTATACCATTCTTCGAGCCATTGTGCAACTGTAATTTCTAATTCGGGTGTAAAACCGTCTCTGTCATACTCGCCTGTTGCTGCTGTGAGTTTTTTTCGGACTTCCTCTTGTGTTTTGCCATAAATAGTTTCCTGTATTTGTTTACCAGTTTCCGGACACCTGCCGACCGTGTAGCGAGCCTCCCACGAGTTTTTAGAGCGTTGCCGAATTGTCCCGGCTCCTCTAGCGTTTCTTTTTGCCATTTGCTTTTACCTTCCTTTCAGTTTTTGACTTTATCTTCTGAATTTTCTTCAAGTCCATAAATAGAATCAAGTATAGTTCCCGGTGGAATAATGTTACCGAGCAAGCTTCTTACAACATTATCAATTAGAGCCTCAGAAAATCCATGACACGTCAAACGGCGAGACATAATAATATCATCTGTACTGATTATTACCTCATTTTGTTCTATCAAGCCAGCATTGTACAATGCTTCAAAAATCTTATCCTGATAATCGTCGTCTGCACTTAATTTTTTTAGTGTACTTGCATAGAGCATTACGTATGAGATTAAATATACGAAACTTTTTTCACTGACATACTTTTCAAGGACTTCGATTAATGTATATGTATCTTCCTCATAATTCTTAGATAGTAAATCGTCTAAAACTTTAATAAAATTATCAGAAAAGCCGTAACGATTACAAAATGATTGTATGTCCGTATCTGGGTAAGTTGTTTTAGTCCGACCGAGTAAGTAATCAGTAGGAACATTAAAAAAATCCGCTATTTTTTCTAAGTAGTAAATATCAGGTTTTGTTTTGCCATCTTTCCATTGTGCCACACTTTGCCGAGCAACACCGCAATGAGTCGCTAAACTGTCCTGTGTAGTCCCTTCTAATAATCTCCGCAATATTTCGGGGAATGTGCTGTCATACCCATAATTGATAGATTCTTTTGTTGTGCGTGCGTTTCTTGCTTTTGCCATATTGTTACCACCTATAATGTTATATTTTGCTGCATTTAAAAAAAAAAGCAATTTTCTCTTGCATTTTCGTTTCTCTTGCGTTATTCTTAGTTTAGCAGCAGCCGCTTGCTATGTCAATAAGAAAAATAAAAAAATATGTAAAGGAGTTAAATCAATGAGCAAAGTCATTGACGAAATGGCACAATCCGAAAAAAATGAGTATCTCAGAAATTGGAGAGCAAAAAACAAAGAAAAGGTTAAGCGGTATAACAACGAATATTGGAAGCGGAAAGCACATAAGAAACTCGCAGGGCAGGAGGGAAAAAAGTGACTGAAAGGGCAACATTTACAGTAAAAGAAGCTGCTATTTATGCGGGTATAGGCATTAACCATATGTACGCTCTATGCAATCAGGCAGATTTCCCTGTTATTAAGTTAAGCACAAGGCGTTTTATAATCCCAAAGGTCAAATTTGACGAATGGTTATTGAAAAAAGCGGAAAAAAAGTAAGGTTGGTGCAGGTATGGCAAAAGAAAAAAGTTGGCTCGACCACGCCTTAAGTTGTGGATATTCAATTTCAGAAATTGAAGAGTTACATAAAAAAGGACTGAAAGCATCCGATTTTTTCAACTTGACACCGCAGGGCGATGCAATAGAAGATGTGCCAACCGATAAAGCTCCACCGGGATTTATGCTATACTTTGAAAGATTTTCTGTAATGGAGATATTAAAAGATACTGAAATCGGGCGAGTATTCCGAGCGTTGAAAAAGTATGAATGCAGCGGGATTGTTTCAGCTTTATCCCGCACTGAACAAATGTTATTTAATCAATTATGTGCAGATATTGACCGAAGCAAAATAGATTATCTTAAAGTATGCATAAGGAACAAAAAGAACAGAAATAGAGATAGTTAACCAGTCGTCACCAGTCGTCACCAGTCGTCACCAGTCGTCACTAAAATAAAAGAACCTAACATAAAAGAACCTAAAGGGATACGGTTAGTCTACAGGATAGGGTTAGTTATTAGCAAGACTATAAGTTATTAGAAAGGAAGATTGAAACAATGAGCAAGAAAAACAAAAAAATCAGATTTGACCTTGAAGCGGAGAACCTACTTATAAAAGATGTACTCAGAGATGTAAAGAGCGAACGCACCCAATATGCAGAAACAATTGAACAGCTCACTGATGGGATTGTCGAACATCATGAGAAAACTATTGACAGAGTCAACGACATTTTGAGATATGTTCGTGAGGGTGATTATAGGGAAGTTGAAAGAGAGCTAAAAGAGTACAGAGACGAGTTAGAAAAAAAGGCGCAACTATTTTATGCAGTAACTGCTTGACAAACAAGCGGAATTGTATATAGTGTAATCAAGAGCCGCGTAGAGCCGTAAGACCGTAGTGTCAAGCGGCTCTTTGTGCATTTAGCGCAGAGAAGTTAATTTCCGAAAAGAGGTGGGGCAAGTGGCAGAGAGAAGGACGACCGTACAGCAGATGAATATTATTCAACTTTGGGTAGAGGGCAAGTCCCGCAAGGAAATAGCCGACACTGTAGGTTGCTCACTAAAGACGGTTGACAATACAAAAGGCGACCCGGAGTTAAAGCGGCTGTATTATGAGCGTTGCAGTGAGCAGATTGAAAGTCTTGTTCCGGTTGCTATTAAAAGACTTCGCAAGATACTGCATGATGATAAACAGCAAGGAAGTGTTCACGTTGCAGCTTTGCGAGAAGTTCTTGACCGTTCAAAACTCAAAGAGCTTGTGAACTACGACAACAAAGATATTACGATAAATATATCTTATGAGTAATAGCATTAAAGGACATAGTAACACAGCTAAACCATTGCAAATAGCGGGGTTATACCCAACCAACAATTAGGAAATACTTGACGGCACAAAAAAGCGGAGCGGATAAAATTCGCACAAATGGATAAATACCCGACCACAGGTGCGACAGTACCCGACCCCCGCCGCCGACCTGAGAGACTGAGAGGGAAATTGATTTGAATTGTATTTGTTGTGGTGGTTGCATACATGGTGATGATTGTCCGATAGATGGTGATGATGAATGACTGCAAAATTTAATTCCAATTTCAAAGAGTTCAACGAATCAAAGCACCGTTACCGTGTAGGGCTTGGCTCTGCTGGCTCTGGGAAGTCCGTAAACGCTGCAACGGATTTCATTATCAAATTATCATCTTCCGAGTATTCGGGGTGTTCCCTTTTGGCTATCAGGGGCGTTGAGGTCTCGCACATGAACAGCACGTTCGCAGAGCTGAAAAGTGCTATATCAAGGCTTGGTCTTGAGGATGTATGGGAAAGCAAATTAAACCCCCTAACGCTCCGATGTAAGGCAACTGGCAACATGGTTATGTTTCGGGGCTGTAGTGATTCGCGAGCAATTGAGAGATTGAAAAGTGTTACCGTTCCCACAGGAAAAATTTGTTGGTGTTGGTGCGAGGAAGCAACCGAGTTGAAAGCCTCAGATTTTGAAGCGATTGACGATAGATTACGTGGACAACTACCAGAGGGGCATTTTTATCAAATAACGCTCACATTCAACCCGATAAATAGCGGACACTGGATAAAAAGCAAATTGTGGGATTATTCAAGCCCCGACATATTCAAGCACCATAGCACTTATTTGCAAAACAAATTTGTTGATGAGGCGTACAAGCGGCGCATGGAGCGGCGAAAAGATACCGACCCCGAGGGCTACCGTATTTATGCGCTTGGCGAATGGGGCGAGGTTGGCGGCTTAATCTTTACCAACGTAGCGTTTGGCGATTACTCAAAAACTGAGTTTGACCAGTACACAATGGGTAGCGATTTTGGGTACAACCATAATCATGCCACACTGCTTATCGGGTGGAAAGATGGCAGCCCTTATATATTGCAAGAAGTTGTTGCACAGGAAAAAACGACCGCTGAAATAATCGAGTTGTGCGATATTGCGAAACTACCCAAAGATGTTTTGATGGCTTGCGACAGTGCCGAGCCTGACAGGATACGAGAGTTCAGGAAAGCGGGCTACCGTGCATACCCGGTCAAGAAAGAAAAAAATTCCGTAAACAATCAGATTACATGGCTTAAAAACCGTAAAATATTTGTTGATGGGCGTTGTGGTCACACGATAAAGGAAATTCAGGGCTACAAGTGGCGAAAAAGCCCAACGACAGGCGAATTTTTAGAAGAACCAATTACCGTAAATGATGACTGCATGGCGGCGTTGCGCTATGGGTGCGAGCCTATCCGAAAATCAACACGGTTAAGAACGATGAGCAAGGATATATTAGGGATATGATTATAAAGACAGCAAAAAATATTGACAATGCTTTTATTATTAAAGCCATTAATGAAAAACTCGCAGACAATCCACGCTTGCAGCGGTTACAGGATTACTACGAGGGCAGGCAAGATATTTTACTTCGCACATTTACCAACACACAAAAGCCAAACAACCGAATTGTGGTGAACTATTCCCGCAAAATTGCCGACTTCCTGACCTCTTATCTTGTGGGTACACCTATCCGATACAATGCGCCGCAGATAATTCTTGATACACTCAATTTCAATGACGAAGCCGACACAACACAAGAAATTGTGCGGAATATGAATATCATGGGTTTAGGGTGCGAGTTGTTTTATACAGACGGTGACGGATTTCCCCGCTTTGCAAACATCGACCCACGGGAAAGCATATTTGTGACAGATGATTCTATCGAGGGAAACTTGGTTGCATACATAAGGTTTTACCCAAACGCAGACGAACCCGAACTTTTCAATGTGACGGTTTACGATGATACCGAGATTGCAGAGTATAGTTTATCTTCTTCAGTCGGAGAA